GGTGTGGCCCTCGCGCGCGCGCGCGTATATATATATATATATATATATATATATATATATGGGTAATAAGGGGGAGAATGCGGGCGAAATAAGCCCCTACTCTGCAAAGAGGAGGAAAGTATTACGGGAAATGACTACCTTTGCGAAACAACATCAGGCAAACAGTGTGGAGACGAATGCATTATCAGTAGCTAACTACTTCGTGGAGCTTTCCAAAAGAGATGGGAAAGCTCTCCGCCTCCTCGGACTTGTTAAGCGTGTGTACATCGCTCACGGGTTCTCCCTAGCGAATGACTATTAGAGGAAATGGATACGGTGGCAACAATCTCCATATCGGTATTATCAGTGCTTCTTGCATTCACTGTTGGATGGCAAATATGGAATGCCATAACACTAGACCTTATACGAGGAAAGGTCAGGAAAGAAATAGATACAGCTAATGAACGATCACTCCAACTAGAGAAGCATCTTAAACAGATAGAGCTTCAAATAGAGCGAGACAATAGAATAAGGTTTATATTCTGGGAGTCGTGGGAGGTTCTTTTTGGGTTCGAAGGTTGCAGTGTTAATACTCCACACCCGAACATTAGAAACACAAAGATCTGGTTTATCCTATGCGCTCTAAAGGACATCAGTAAACTGGTAAACCTCTCCATCCCCCCAGAGGACGATCGTGTTTGGTCTCAATACATGATGAGGACAGTATATATACTACAGAATCTAACAGACGACTTTAGATACAGAGGAACGCCATCGCACCCTGTAACGTCTCCATTTTCTGATTATCCAGAAGTCTACAGAGCCCTGAAGAGGATGGACGCCTACCCAATGGATAGCGAGGGAATATTCTGTATAGCTCGTGAGTATGTAAAGGACATCATAAAAGCGACAAAACAAGCTTAGCCATCGCTATACACGAGCATATGACAACGAAAAGAAGGATAGGGAGAGAAATGATAGCAAATGCCCTCATGAACAAAGGGAAGTAAGCATCGAATACCTCAACCATCCTATCACCAAGATTATCGAACTTATTCATAACAACTACTAAAGTTTATACTACCCCTATAAAAGGGAGTAATAGAAAGAGTAACTAAGCAAGCTCAAGAGGGATCTTCAGAGCCATAAAGCCCCCTTACCCATACGGGGCTGTTCTTCCAGCTGTCCGTATGGCTTCGGGGGGTATGGTATAGGAGAGTTCCAAGCAGTGCCCTGTCGGTCGCCCCGTCACCAGCACCAGAGGTTCTCCACTCCCTCTAGTACATTTACCAGCTTTTCGCCCTAGTGGTGGGCTGTCCGAGCATCTGGCTTTTCGCCCTGCTCCCTCCTTACGGACACCTTGCGTAGGCCTTTCACCTAGGCTCTTCGGGAGGTTTAATTGCTAGCCCCGAACGTCCGTCTAACACCGATAGCTGACTAGCAATAGCCTCTATCCAGAGTGTGCAAGCACTCTAAAAAGAGTACCCGCCCCAAGGACTCCGACCAGTCCAAGGAGCGGGATTTGATAAGTCTCATGCCGATCTCGTTATCGGCTTCCCGTAGATGGTCGGTTCTACTGGATGCAAAGATAGAACAAATATTCTACTCCGCAAACATGGGTTCTATTGGAAAAGAAAAGGCATCTCCCTTAAGAGAGGCGTATGACTATCTTAGGAGCATAGGGGCGGTACATACCCAGACGAGTGTAGCAGAGAAGACTGGATATAACAAGTCCGTTGTATCTCAAGCTCTAAGTGGTATTGAAGGATATGTCACAAGAAACTTTGTCTCAGCCTTCAATGAAGCCTTCTGTGGCATCTTCAACGAAGACTACCTCCTCCGAGGTGAGGGGACGCTCCTCAAAGACGCCCCCGCAGACGAAGCCCCAGCGAAGCCCCACAGAACTCCCAAAGAGGTAGAGGTCGTGCCTCCTGGCTCTCGCATAGTTCAGAGGCTCCC